AAAGACATTACATCACAGATTTTTGGTTGGGACAGGGAAATGCTGTCAGGTAGTTCTACTGAGAGTCGCGAATTTCGTGAGCAAGTAGACGAGTGGTGGTCTGAGAAACTTGGTATTCCCAATTTTACACCCCGTCTAGCACTTCAGTTGATAGGCACAGATGTATTTCGTAACAACTTCCATGAGAACATTTGGGTACTTAGCGCAATGCGTCGTTATCAAGACGGCGAAAACGTTGTTATCAGCGATTGCCGCTTTCCAAATGAAGTGCAGATCATTCGTGAACTAGGTGGTCGTATTATTCGTGTAGATCGTGGTGAAAATCCTTTCTGGTGGGAGATTGCAAAGAAAGCTGCGGCTGGTGATGAAGATGCAATCGCAGAAATGGCAAAGCCACACATCAACGTACACGCAAGCGAGTGGGCATGGGCGAATGAGATACCAGATGAGCTAATTCGTAACGATGGTACGCTGCAACAGCTATATGGAATGGTTCGTTTACTTGGTAATCGCTACGGCTTCTGATCTTTGAAGCTGCGACCTTTGTATTTCTGACTCAAACGTTTCTTTTTAGCTTGTCCTTCTGGACTAGCCCAATACGCTTTTGTCCTTTCAGACCGAGCCAATCTCTCAGCCTCTCCTTTTTCAGACTGATAAAACTCTTTTGTCGCTTTACTAATAGCTTCGCAATGTTCTTTCGTGCGAAGCTTTTTCTTTTTGGGAGGCGAAACTTCCATTGCTGGTAGCTTCACGCCAGGAAGGTCATTAAGTCTGCGCTTTTCTTTCTCTAAGTCGTCCATATTTTCCGCAATATGATAAATATGTGTATAAAAGCACCACATGCTATTTATACAAAATTATTTATCAAAAGGAGATTAACATGGCTTTGGTTTCACCTGGAGTGCAAGTTTCAATCACTGACGAGAGTTTCTTCTCATCGTCTGGTCCTGGAACAGTACCACTCATTATGATTGCTACAAAGCAAGACAAACTAACTCCCGATGGTTCTGGTATCGCGCCAGGTACGACAGCAGCAAACGCTAACAGCTTGTACCTAATCTCTAGTCAGCGTGAACTACTACAGACTTTCGGCGATCCAGACTTTAACGAAATTGGTGGCACAGCACAGAATGGCTATCCACTAAACGAATACGGTCTACTAGCAGCATACTCTTACTTGGGTGCTGCAAACCGTGCATACGTTGTACGTGCAGACGTTGATCTAGCAGAGCTAGACCCAACAAGCACAGAACCAACTTCATCGCCAGCAGACGGCACATATTGGCTGGATGCAGATGATACTGCATTGGGTCTATTCAATTACAGCACAACAGCAGGTGCATGGCAACAAGTAACTAATATCACAAGAGTACTAACTACAGCCCTTGTAGATGATATTTCAGATGGTGACGCCGATCCTGCTAGTGGTTATCAAAATGGAGACATTATTGCTAACCTTAATAGTGTTGGACAGATTGTGTACTTCCAGCGTCTAGCTGGCGTATGGCGAGTATTGGGTGGTAGTGCATGGCGAGCAGTTGGCACAAACGACTTCCAGTGGGCGCCTCATGCCGCACAACCAACCACAGCATCAGACAATATTACTGCACTTGATGATAGCTCTTATTGGCTAAAGACAACAACACCAAATAACGGCTTGAATATTACACTAAGCCATTATGATTCTGGTCTTGGTCAGTGGGTTACTGATACAGTATCCAATGTTGAAACATTCCAGCAACTAGGAACAACACCAGTTCGTAGTGCAAACTACTACTACACTGTGGCTGGCACAAGTGTTTCAGCAGGCACGGTGGTTGGATTTGCAGATAGTAACGCAGGTTTCCAAGGAACATCTGCTTCTCGTCCATTGACACCACAAGATTCTGGTATTGTTGACCAGAACCCTGACATGGACTCATTTGCAGACCTTACAATGCTGATCCACAATGGCAACACCACTACTTCTGTTAGTAGCGGCTCTGCCATTTCGTTCCCACTAACGCTTGCTAACACTCCATCCACTTTTGAAGTGAATGGTACAACAACAGGCGATCTGGATGGATCATATACCACGTTGCAGGATCTAATTATTGCGCTTAATGCTGATGCAGCATTTACAGCCCAGGGAATGGTTGTTACTGCACAAGACTTCAACAGTGACGGCACTGACGATAGCATTACTATCACAAACTCGACTGGTATTGACATCGCAATAACAGATGGAACTGGCACAACACTAACTCAGCTAGGTCTTGGCGCAAGTGAATTTGCATCCAACTTTGAAGCTCTTAATACTACAGTTCTTGGATTCTCTGCTTCTGCAATAGTTGATAATTACGCTATACAGACAGTAGCACCAACTGGTGTAGTATCAGATGGTACATACTGGTACGATCCAAGCTTTACTGTAGATTTGCTTATTAATGCTGGCAACGGCTCATGGGCTGAACTAAGTGGTACTCTGCACGTACAGTCTAGCGAACCAACTTCAGGTAGTGCAGACGATATTTGGGTTGACACAGATGTTGACAACTATCCAGTAATTTATCGTCGCAATGCTGGCGATACAGCATGGGTACTGGTTGACAATACTGACCAGACATCATCAGCAGGTGTTGTATTTGCAGACGCTCGCGTTGACTCAGATCAAGCAGCAAACAATCTTGACTCTGACGCGCCTGATCCACTACTATACCCAGGTGGTATGCTTCTGTGGAACACACGCGCAAGTGGTCGAAACGTTAAAGTGTGGACAGAAAATGCAGTAACAGCACCAACAGGCCCAACATATGTTGACGCTACTGGCAGAGATTGGGGCTTGGATCGTTGGGTTAGCGCAAGCGGTAACGCAGCAGATGGTAGCCTACTAACTGGTCAAGACGCACAGAAGGCTGTTGTTGTTGAGAAGATTGCTGAAGTTCTAATCAGCAATGAAGAAGTGCGTGACGACACAATCTTCTACAATCTGATCGCAACTCCTGGCTTCCCAGAGCTAATTGATGAAATGATTACGCTTAACGTTGATCGTAAGGAGCAAGCATTCGTTATTGGTGATTCACCATTCGATCTAAGCAACTCTACGACTGCACTACAAGCATGGTCATCTAACTCTGCTGGTGCAAGTGGCAACGGCGATGATGGTCTAGTAACAGCAGACACATATCTTGGTGTTTACTACCCATCTGGTCTATCTACAAATGTAGATGGTAACGAAGTTGTTGTTCCAGCAAGTCACATGGTACTACGTGTTATGGCGCAGAATGACCAGACTGCATATCCTTGGTATGCACCTGCTGGCTTCACTCGCGGCACAGTAACAAACGCAACATCTGTTGGTTATCTAAACAGCAGCGACGAGTTTGTTCCAGTGTCTCTAACACAAGGACAGCGTGATACGCTACAGCAGAACAATGTAAACCCAATTGCAAACATTCCAAACAGAGGTCTTGTTGTATTTGGTCAAAAGACTCGTCAGGCAACTGCGTCTGCGCTAGATCGTGTGAACGTAGCACGACTCGTAAACTACATTCGCTTCCAGGCGGATCAGTTGGCACAGCCATTCCTGTTTGAGCCAAATGACACAGTAACACGAGGCGCTGTGAAGGATTCGTTCGATTCATTCCTAGCACAGCTAGTAACGCTACGTGGTCTTAACGACTTCCTAGTAGTAGTTGACGAGAGCAATAACACTCCTGCTCGTATCGACAACAACGAACTATGGATTGACATTGCAATTCAGCCAATTAAGTCTGTCGAATTTATCTTTATTCCAATTCGTATTCGCAACACAGGCGACGACTTGAATCTATAAGACGGACCCACTTAAAGTACCCCGCTTCGGCGGGGTATTTTTTCGGGCGGAATTTTTTCCGCTAAAAGTGATAAATAAGAGTGTATTAGAACTGTTCACAGGAGAACACAATAAATGGCAGATTTGAGTAAATTTGGTATCCCGCTAGATGGTAATAAGCTAGGCATGCTACAGCCAAAGCTTGCGTATCGTTTTCGCATACTGTTTAACAACTTTGGTACTAATGACAACCTACGAGAGCTTACAGCTAATGTTATCTCTGTCGTGCGTCCAGCAGTAACATATCAAGAAATTCCAGTACATTCTTACAACTCCATTGCATACGCTATGGGTAAGCATGAATGGCAACCAATTGATATTGTTGTACGTGACGATATTACTAATGCTGTAACTTCTGCTGTCTCCTCTCAAGTTCAGCGTCAGCTTAACCACTACGAACAGATTGGTCCTGTTGCTGGCACTAACTATAAGTTCTCTATGCAGATTCATACTCTAGATGGTACGAACGCAGAGGAACTTGAAAGCTGGCAGCTAGATGGATGTTTCTTGACAAACGTTGTTAACAACGAGTACAACTACGAAAGTGGCGCAGAAATGATGCGTATTCAAATGACAGTACGCTACGATAACGCTACACTACTAAGCGGTCCAAATGACAATGATGGCACAACCGTTGGTGGCGATCCATTCCCTAACATTCTGGATGGATTCACAGGCGGAACAACTATCGGTTAATTAGGACAATACATTGGCTAGAAGTTTCGAGGGAATTTTTGGCGGCATCTTTAATCAGAACGTACATCTACGTGATTCTCGTCATGCCGCCAATGCTTACGGGTTCAATAAGTCTGACCTAAGCAATGGTACGCCTCGTCATAAGTTTGAGTTTTTCGTCAAGATTAACTTCAACGACAGCGACCCTGATGTCAGAAACTTTGTACGTGCTTTTCTAAATCGCGCCGATCAAGACATTGTTACGCAGATGGTTAAACAAGTAACCATGCCTTCAATGCAGATCGAAACTGAAGTACTGAATCAGTACAACAAAAAGCGCATTTCACAGAAAAAGATTACGTACAGTCCCGTATCAATAACCTTCCATGATTCTGTGGAAGGCAGAATGCTGCGTCTGTGGGAAATGTATTATGAGTACTACTTCCGTGATGGTGTAGCAACTGAGAAACTAAAAACAGGTCAGACTAGTGGCACAAGTTCCAATTTTGTAGATGCGTTTTTGGATCGTTTCTTTGAAGCGTTCAATGGTGTAGATGCGCCGCCAATTGATAAAGCGCAATATCCAAATGATTTGCTCGCTAACACATTTGTAGACAACTATGGCTACAACATCAAGCGTGTTGGTAATTCAAAGTACTTAATCGACAACATCGAAATTTACCAAGTACACGGTGGCAAGTTCTCTAGAACTACTATCATTCACCCTCGCGTTTCTTCGTTCCAGCATGATACACTAGACTATGAAGATGGTAGTGGTCTAGTAGAAATGCGCTTTGAGTTTGAACACGAAGGCGTCGTTTACACAAACATCAATGAGCAACTTAGTGAAGATGAGCTAGAACGCTATCGCTATGGTGATTTCCATGAGCTTGCAAATCTCATTACCATTCGCACAGGCGTCAAAGGTCGCGACTACAAAAATGTTGGTCTGAAAGGATTTCCAAATGTTACAACATGCGGCCCAGGATCACAAAATGATCTGTTTGGTTCTGTAGCAGACAACTTTCTATCTTCACCAATTGGTTCTGTAGTATCGGCAGTTGTTGGGCAGCGAAATATTCAACTAGTAGAAGATACCATTGGTGGTCTAGTTGGATCAATTCCTGGTGCAATTGGTACAGTCGCAGCAGCAAGCATATTTGGTGGCACAGTAAGCTTCCAGCCTGACCCAAGAGATGTACTAAGAACAACAGCAAATACAGTATCAAGAAGTGTTGTGAACAGATCAAGAGATAAATTTGCATCAGCAGTTTCAGCAGGCGTTGGTGCAGTAGTGAATGGTTTTAGGACTGGCGGCGATGGCGGTTAATAGAGTTTCAACCAGTTTAGTGCGTTATTTGGGTGCTGAAGTATCAGCTAAATCCACACGCGGCGCACTAAGAAATACAGTCAGGTCTGGGCAAGGCAATGAGATCGTTCAGCCTGCCGACGCACAACGAGTATTTAATACTGGTCTGACGCCTGCGTCTGTAAACGTGGGAGAGTTTGATGCTGCAAGAGGATATTTTGAAAACAGGGGCGCAACCCCATTAGCCGCAAAAGCGATGGCATTGGTCATGGCTGATGCTGCAAAAGCGCGTGGCATATCTGTTATGAAACTACTTGACGGTTCAGACAAGACCAGTATCAAACTTCTTGAAGCAGAAACGTACAACTACATTAATCAGTTGCGCGATGGCACAAGTCAATTGAGTGGTTCAGCACCAACAGACAATAGAAAAAGTGTTAGAGCGCGATACTTATTGGCATAATGGCTAGAAGAACGAAATATTCAAGGGATGTCTTTGTCCCAACAAATCCTGGAAAGTACGCTGGCGCACATGAACCATACTACAGGAGTTCTTGGGAACTGACCATGATGCGCTTGCTTGATAGACACCCAAATGTGTCTAGCTGGGCAAGTGAGCCAATAAAAATTCCATATATCAATCCACTCACAAGAAAATCCTCAATCTATGTTCCTGATTTTCTAATGGTATACGCAGACAAGAATGGTACTGTCCATAAAGAACTTGTCGAAGTAAAACCAGCAAAAGAAACAATGTTGAGTGAAGCCAAAACAAAAGGTGACAAGCTTCGCTATGCTGTTAACATGGCAAAGTGGGAAGCAGCAGCCAATTTCTGCAAGAAACATGGTCTAAAGTTCCGCGTCATCAACGAAAGTCAGTTATTTGGCGACAGTTACAAGAAGAAAAAGAAAAAGTAATTCATTATCACGCAGAAAAGGTGATAAATACTCTTGTAACTGAGGAACTACTATGACTAAAAGTTTGGAAGAAACATTCAATTTGCCGCCTTTGAAAACTGCGCTTGCAGAAGATCAAGACGAGCCTGTGCAGTCCTCACTTTCACAAGACTTGGAAGGCATCAGAGAAGAAGAAACTGAGCCAACAAAAGTTCTCAAAGCACTTTCTGTAGCAGAAAAGATTGACCATGCATTGACTAAAGTTGACCAACTTGATGAGTCAGATCAGGAAATGGATCATATTGCATCTGAAGCACTTGAAGCATACGCAGAGTTGAAAGACTTAGCAATGAATATGTCAGATGCGCACAGTGGGCGCATGATGGAAGTAGCGGCACAGATGCTACGTACATCCCTTGACGCGAAAAATGCTAAGATAGATCGTAAACTAAAGACTATCGACTTGCAGTTAAAGAAGATGCGCATGGATCGTCTAGCTGGAAATTCCAGTGGTGGCATGTCTGACGGCCCAGAAGGGGTCGAATTTGACCGTAACGAACTCCTCAAACACCTGCATATTGACACTGAAGAATAACCCAAGTTTATTTCGTCTTGGAGATAAATACTACGAAATGGACTGAGGAAATTCTCACAATGGCATTTAAAGACTATTTTCTACAAGAATCTGACAGAGAGTATGCATACCGCATTAAATTCGCTGTTAATGATCTAGCATCCGAGCAGAAAGACGCTATGGAGTCTGCTCTTGCAAAATTTGATGTGCGTTCTGTTGGTGCGTGGAAGAACACACCAATTCAGCAGCACCCACTTGACTTCCCGAACGTTCGCAATACTAAAGTATTCACAAGCGAGTTCGTACTTGGCTATCCTGCATCAGTAGATCAGCTACGTGTTTATCTATCTGACAAAGTTGGTATTCCACAGCAAGAAATCGCAGTATACAATTCTTACGATCCTCGCGATGCTTACAATGACGAAGCACAAGCAATTCGTGGTGGCAAGAATGATGATTACGTTCCAGCGTTGGGTAGTGACTATCCAGAAGATGAAAAGCCACTATACGGCGAAGCGTACAACGAGAAGTTTTTGAAAGCTCTAGGCGAAGAACGTGATAAGCGTTCAGCGGTAGAGCTTGAGAGTCCACTATTCCCAGGCATCAAAGTAGATAACACAAGCGTAGCAACACCAGATGTGGGTGAAGCTGGTGGCGATAGTGTCCTCGGAGGCAAGGGAACAGATGGGCCGCGAAAGTAAACCATATGCGACAATGAAAGATGGGCCTGACGCCTATCTATTTCGCAAAGATGGTAAGCAGAAGCTTGTTGGTTCTGCTGAATATGAAGAGGATTGTCCGAAGTGTTACGGAAGAGGTGAAGTTGAAGAACACGGCGGGTTTCCGATTAATAGAGCAGAATTGTTGTGGCCTGAGATGGTAACTTGTCCTAAGTGTAAAGGTACAGGAAAACTAGCAGAGCTAGAAGAAGATGATACAGCAAGTTATCAATATCGTGATGAAATAGATTACGAAGAAGATAACAGTAAAATTTGGCATTACGGCAAAGCACCAGGCG